CGGAATGACCTTTCTGGCGGCCTGGGTGCAAAGCGTCTTTCCCGAGTTGCAACGGGTGCCGGGAACCGACCTCGACCAGAGCCGCTCGACCTGGGTGCTGATGCACGGCGATCTGCGCTTGGTGCATCGGGTCCCCGGATATCGTGCTGTGGGCCATGTCGAACGGGAAACCTTCGCCGCAGCCACTCTCGTGGCGCGGATGGAAGACGCGTCCCTGGATCGCGCGCCTGTCTGGGACGATGTTGCCACCTTCGACGGCCGCCCGTGGCGCGGCGCGGTGGACATCGTCACTGCGGGCTATCCGTGCCAGCCATTCTCCGTCGCGGGCAAGCGCCGGGGTGCCGACGACCCGCGCCACCTCTGGCCGCATGTCGCCCGCATCATCTGCGAGGTCGAACCGCCCTTCGTCTTCCTCGAGAATGTCGCCCATCATCTCCGCCTCGGCTTCCCCGAAGTCGCCAGCGGACTGGTCGGCATGGGCTACCGCCTTGCGGCAGGCCTCTTCACGGCGGCGGAAGTCGGCGCGCCCCACAAGCGCGAGCGGCTGTTCATCCTCGCCATCCGAGAAGGAGACGAACTGGCCGACCCCGCGCGCCTGCTCTGGAACCCGGTCGAGTGGCGGGAACCGGACGGAGCTGCTGCGGCTCTGGCCGACGCCCCGTGCCAGCGCCAACGAGAACCGGCAGACGAAGCCGACGCCCTCGCAGGAAGCCGGTCAGCACGGGATGAACCTTGCGACGACAGCTGTGATGTGGCCGACGCCGATGGCGAACGACGGGTGCAAGCCGAGTGCGGGCAACCGCCGCTCGGCCGACCTGACCCATTCGGCCGGGCTCTGGATGACGCCGACGGCACGCGATCACAAGGACGGGGCGACGACCTTGGCGAACACGCCGGTGAACGGCCTGCTTGGCCGCCAGGTCCTGGTGACGCCGACGGCTGGGCCGAATACCTCCGACGTGCGCCGAACCTTGAACCCGCTGTTCGTCGAGGCGCTGATGGGCTGGCCCACCGGGTGGACCGGCTTCGGCTCTGTGGCAACGGCGTGGTCCCCCTGGTTGCAGCGCATGCGCTGCGAACTCTGGCAGTTGAACTGCTGGCCGATGGATGAGGTCCAGGTATGACCACATGGACGATCCACGAAGTCGCTGCTGCCTGCGCCGTGACGACCGGCGAAATCAGCCAGTGGATCTCGCGCGGGCACTTCAGACCCTCTGTGGCGGTTCGATCCGGTGAGCAAAGACGGTTCGACTGGCGCGATCTCGCATGTCTCGCGGTGATGGGCACCCTGCGCAAGCAGGCGCTACCGATGAAGGCGATATCGCTGCTGACTGACAGGCTTCGGGACGATCTCACCGGAATGGCCACCGTCTCCGAACTTTCCGGTCGGTTTCTGTTCACGGACTGTGCAGAGAGCCAGTCTGATCAAGTGGCCGGGCTGGTCACCGAAGCAGAGATCTTCGCCGCACTGAAACGGAATGCGCGGACGGTCATCATCGTGGATGTCGCAGCCGCGTATCGCGATGCCGAAACCGCGCTTCCCATCGCAGCCCTCAAGGGAGGGATTGAGCATTGCAGCAGAAACGTGTCGTCTCTCTGATCGAGGCGGCGACCAATGCCATCGTCGGCTACGGGTTGGCAATCGCGACACAGATCGCGGTGTTCCCTTGGCTCGGCCTTGAGACCGGACTGACCGAACACCTCACAATAGGTCTCGTATTTGTCGGCGTATCCCTCGTCCGTGGTTACCTCCTGCGGCGGCTGTTCGAACGGTTCAGGGTTGCCAATCGCTCCGGCGACCATGGCGGACGTGCAAAACCCGCACAGTCCCGTCGATGACGGCATAGTAGATCCGCCAGCGCGTCGCCTTTCCATACAGCGCGCGACGGACGGCCAAATCGAATTCACGCGACTCGGGGGCAATCGGATGCGCTTCCGGCATCGCTCCAAGGGCGAGGATGGTGTCGCGGATCCCCGCCAACCATTCGTCCGCCGCCCTTGGGTTGCGGTCGCGCAGGTAGGTCCATGACGCTGTCAGATCATCCGCCGCATTCGGCGTGATGATCACCGGGAGAGGGGACGTCATTTCGTCTGGGCGAGGCCGTCGAAGAACGTGCCCGCTTCGGTGCCTTCACCCGCACGGGCCTGCGTCAGACCCTTGCGGATCCCCGCGACGGTTTCGGCATAGTCGAGTTGGTCCTGCATTTCTTGCCACGCGGCGGCATCCATCACGACGACGGAAGGCTTGCCGTTCACGGTCAGTATCTGCGGCCGACCGGTTTCTTTGATCTGCGCGATCAGACGCGCCGAATCCCGCTTGAACTCGGTCAGCGGGCTGATGTCCTTGGTGATGTTCATGACTGGCCTCCCCACGCGCATCGAATGAGGTGCGAATATAGCGCCTTTTTCGATGCGCGTCGAGGACTGCAGCACTCACTTCAGGGCGTAGACCCGCCCACGCCCTTCGACCTTCTCGGAGGTCACTTCGAGCCCGAGCTTTTTCTTCAGGGGGCCTGCAATGGCCCCTCTGACCGTGTGGGCAGCCCATTCGAGTGCGGTGGCGATCTCCGCGATCGTGGCACCGTCCGGCGCGCGCAACATCTCGATCAGGGCTTCCTGCTTGGTGCCTTTCCGGCGCTGGATCGGCGCGGTGACGGTTTCGGCTGGTGTGGTGGTGGCCTTGGCCTCCGTGATCCCGAGCGTAGTCTGTGCCAGCGGCGTCGCCCGCAGGGTGATCGGGCCGCGCTCTTCGTCGTGCCGCCAGACGGTGTTGAGGTCGGTGGCGTGGATTTCCTCGATCAGCCCGAGGTTCAGGAGGCTCTTGCAGACATTGCCGACGGCACCACCCTTCAGTTTGGCGGTGACGGGAAAGACCGCGCCATCGTCGCGCGCGCAGGCCGCCGATAGGACAACGGCTTGGGTGTCAGTCAGCTGGATCTGGGGCATGGGGTCGTCTCCTTGATCGGGGCCGCGATCGTCGCGGCCCTCCTACGACCCAAAGCCGCGCTGGGCGCGCGGCGAGAGTTCTGGCGTTGCAGTTGGTCAGGCGGCGTGCTCGCCTTCCCTGAAGGCGCTGTCGCTGATCTCGCGCAGCTTGGCGCGGTAGTGGTTCAGGGTGCCGACGTGGCCCCAGTTGATCTCGTCGGGGTTGGTCTCGAAGTGGTCGGCGCTGAGGGCGGCGAGGCGTTCCAGCATCGCGTCGATCTCGGACTTCGCTGCTATGAAGGCGTCGAGGGCCTTGGAATTGTCAGTGGCGCGGCGGGTCATTCTGGTGGCTCCGTGGTGAGTTGCATCGTTTCGTTGGAGACACGTTCGCTCTGTCCGCGATGCTTATCAACGTGATAAGCACATGATCTTGAATGATAATCGGAGCCGTCGATGCAGGGCATGAGCGAGCGCCAGTACGCCGCCCATGTCGGGCTGTCGCGCGGCGCGATCCAGAAGGCCAAGGCCGCCGAGCGGCTGGTCCTCTATCCCGACGGCAGCATCAACGCGGCCGCCAGCGACGCCAGGCGTGCCGAGACGACGGACCCGTCCAAGACCCGCAAGCCGCCCGACCTGAAGCTGAAGCCCGTTCCCGAGGCGGCGGTGGCCGCCGTCGGCGACACGCTCCGCGAACAGGGTCTGGCGGTTCCCGCCGTCGGCGGCGGCACGACGTTTCTGCAGGCCAAGACGGCGAATGAGGTGCTGAAGGCGCAGGAACGCCGTATCCGGCTCCAGAAACTGAAGGGGGAGCTGATCGAGCGGGCCCGCGCGCTGTCGCTGGTGTTCCGACTGGCGCGCGAGGTGCGTGACGCATGGGTGAACTGGCCTGCGCGCGCGGCGGCGCTGATGGCGGCCGATCTGGGCGTCGAGCCAGCCGCGATGCAGAAGGTCCTTGAGAAACATGTACGCGCCCACCTCGACGAACTTGCCGAGGTCCGGCCCGACTTCCGGTGACGATGATGGCCTGACGGACTTCGACGGCGCGGGCGAGATCCTGCGCACTTGGGGCAACGGGCTACGACCCGACCCGGACCTGACTGTCTCGGAATGGGCGGACCGGCACCGGATGCTGTCGGGCCGCGCCTCGGCTGAGCCGGGGCGGTATCGCACGGGGCGCACGCCCTACATGCGCGAGATCATGGACCGGCTGTCGCCCTGCGATCCGACCCAGCGGATCGTGTTCATGAAGGCCGCGCAGGTCGGGGCGACGGAGGCTGGGAACAACTGGATCGGCTTTGCCATCCACCAGGCGCCGGGCCCGATGCTCGCCGTCCAGCCGACGGTGGAGCTGGCCAAGCGCAACTCGCGGCAGCGGATCGACCCGCTCATCGATGAGAGCCCCGAGTTGCGGGAGCGGGTCAAGCCCGCACGATCCCGCGACGCGGGCAACACGATGCTGTCCAAGGAGTTCGCGGGCGGCATCCTGATCATGACGGGCGCGAACTCGGCGGTCGGGCTGCGATCCACCCCGGCGCGCTACATCGTCCTCGACGAGGTCGATGCCTATCCGGCCTCGGCCGACGAGGAAGGCGATCCGGTGACGCTGGCCGAGGCGCGGTCGCTGACCTTCGCCCACCGGCGCAAGGTGCTGCTGGTCTCGACGCCGACGATCCGGGGGCTGTCGCGCATCGAACGGGAATATGAGGCGAGCGACCAGCGGCGGTTCTTCGTGCCGTGCCCGCATTGCGGCGCGATGCAGTGGCTGAAGTTCGACCGGCTGCGCTGGCAGAAGGGCCGCCCGGAGACGGCGGAGTATCACTGCGAGGGCTGCGACGCGGCAATCGCGGAGCACCACAAGACGGCGATGCTGGAGGGCGGCGAATGGCGGGCGACCGCCACGGCCGCCGATCCGACCACGGTCGGATATCACCTCTCGGCGCTTTACTCGCCGATCGGCTGGCTGAGCTGGGAGCGGATCGTGCGGTCATGGGAGGCGGCCCAAGGATCGGACGAGGCAATCAAGGCGTTCCGGAACACGATCCTCGGCGAAACTTGGGTCGAGACCGGTGAAGCCCCGGACTGGCAGCGGCTCTACGACCGGCGCGAGCGTTGGGCATCCGGAACGGTGCCTGCGGGCGGGCTGTTCCTGACCGCCGGAGCCGATGTCCAGAAGGACCGCATCGAGGTCGATGTCTGGGCCTGGGGTCGTGGTCTGGAAAGCTGGCTGGTCGATCACGTCGTGATCGAAGGCGGGCCGGACCGGCATGACGCTTGGTCGGAACTGACCGCGCTCCTGGATCGAAGCTGGCCGCACGAGAGCGGCGCGCATCTCAGGATCGCGCGGCTCGCCATCGACACGGGCTACGAGGCCCCGGCGGTCTATTCCTGGTCTCGGGCGCAGGGGTTCGCGCAGGTGGCGCCGGCCATACGGCCGCCGCTGGTCCGCCTGATCCGGCGCGCATGCCGCGCGGCATGCCCGCCGACACGCAAGCCGGGATCCGCGAGGCCTTCCGGCTCTTCCGCGCGGACCTCTTTGCTTATGAGGCCGAGGTGCTGCGCGCCGTGAAGGTGCCCCTGGAGCCCCACGAGTTCGATGCGCTGGTGTCCTTCCACTACAACACCGGCGGCATCGCCAAGGCTGCGCTGACACGCCACCTGAACGCAGGCAACCGCGCAGCAGCCGCAGCGGCCTTCATGGGCTGGCTCAAGCCCGCCGCGATCCGGTCCCGCCGCGAGGCGGAGCGCGATCTCTTCGCCAGGGGCATCTATCCGACCGGCACGATCCCGGTCTGGTCGGTTGACCGCAACGGCAGGGTGGATTTCTCGCGACCAATCCGGCGCCTGACCGAGGCCGAGGCGCTGGCCTTGCTGCGGCCGACCGGCACGCTGATGCCACCACCCGACCAACCCACCCCCGTGCCCCGCTGGTGGCAACGGCTCGCCAGCTTCTTCACCCGAAAGGAACTGACATGAACTGGACCCTTGCACGCGGTCTCGTGTATCTCACCTGCCTTGTTGCCTCTGGCCTCGCCATGGCGGGGCTCGCGGATTTTGACCTGGCGACAGGAAACTTCGACCTGAGGCCCTTCAACCTCTATGCCCTGACCGGCGCGGCGGGCGGGGTTGTGTCCTCGGCGCTGGCCTCGATCGCGCTCTGGCGCGGCTGGGGGCGGAAGTGAAATCGCTTTCGCCCGCGCTGCAGGCCCATCTCGACGACGGCACCACGACACTCGCCTGGTGCTGGCGGATCACCCGCGCCGATGGCGTGACCTTTGGCTTCACGGATCATGACATGGCCCTGTCGTTCGACGGCACCGAGTTCGAACCGGAAAGCGGGCTGACGGCATCCGAGGTCCGGTCGGGCTCTGATCTGTCTGTCGACGCGCAGGACGCGCAAGGCGTGCTGTCCTCTGACCGGATCACCGAGACCGACATCCTCGACGGCCGATGGGACAACGCGGCGGTCGAGGTCTGGCGGGTGAACTGGGAGAACCCCGCGCAGCGCGTGCTTCTGCGCCGCGGGGCCATCGGCCAGATCAGGCGCGGGCGGCTCGCCTTCGTCGCCGAGGTCAGGTCGCTGGCGCACATCCTTGGCCAGACCGTCGGACGAACGTTCCAGGCCAGCTGCGACGCCGCGCTGGGTGATGCACGCTGCGGCGTGAACCTTGAGGCCCCGGCCTTCAAGGGCATCGGCGCGGTGATCGATGCGCTGCGCGACCGAGCCTTTACAGCCTCCGGCCTCGGCAGTTTCGCGGCGGGGTGGTTCGCCTTCGGTCTCGTCGAATGGTCGACTGGGGCGAATGCCGGGCGACGGGTCGAGGTGCTGTCGCATGATCTCGTCGACGGTCTGGCGATCCTCACCCTGCTGGAAGCCCCGGTGCGGCCGATCATGGCGACGGATGCTTTTGTGGTCCGGGCGGGCTGCGACAAGCGGATCGCGACCTGCGGGACGAAGTTCGCCAATGTCGCCAACTTTCGCGGCTTCCCCCACATCCCAGGTCAAGACGCGGTCCTGCGCTACGCTAGCAAGGACGGCGGCCACGAGGGAGCTGTGCTGTGAAGGCCGCCGATCCGACCCGCGTCATCGCCGCTGCCCGATCCTGGCTTGGCACGCCCTATCACGACCAGGCGAGCTTGCGCGGGGTCGGCTGCGACTGCCTCGGCCTCGCGCGGGGTGTCTGGCGCGAGGTGGTGGGGCCCGAGCCGTTCCCGATCCCGCCCTACAGCCGCGATTGGGGCGAGACCGGGCCGCGCGAGGTGCTGGCGGACGGGGCGCGACGAATGATGCTGGAGATCGCACCGGCCGACGCCCCACCCGGTGCGCTGATCCTGTTCCGGATGGTGCCACGCGCCATCGCCAAACATGTCGGGATCCTCACCAGCCCCGACACTTTCCTCCACGCCTACGAACGCCTCGGCGTGATCGAGGAACCGCTGACACCCGCATGGCGACGCCGCATCGCCTTCGCCTTCCTGTTCCCCGCACGCTGACTTCCCAACCCTTCGAACCCTGAGTTTCCGCAATGGCCACGCTTGTCCTCGGCGCTGTCGGTTCCGCCATCGGCGGGGCCTTTGGCGGCGCGATCCTCGGCTTTTCCGGGGCCGCCATCGGCGGCTTCATCGGCTCCACCATCGGCTCGGTGGTCGACAACTGGATTGTGTCCTCGCTGGCGCCCGCACAGAAGATCGAGGGGCAACGGCTGGATTCCCTGCGGATTACGTCTGCAACTGAGGGCGCGATCATCCCGCGCCTCTACGGGCGCATGCGGATCGGCGGCAACATCATCTGGGCCACGGATTTCCGCGAGGAGACGAAGACCACCACGCAGGGCGGCGGCAAAGGCGGGGGCGGTGGCAGGGTCCAAACGACCGAGTATCTGTACTACGCCAGCTTTGCAGTGGCGCTTTGCGAGGGCCCGATCACCGGCATCGGCCGCATCTGGGCAGACGGCAAGCCGCTCGACGTGATGGGGATCACCTGGCGCTGGTATCCGGGGAACGAGACCCAGGCAGCCGATCCCTTCATCGCCGCCAAGATGGGGGCGGCCAACAGCCCCGCCTACCGCGGCACGGCTTATGTCGTCTTCGAGGAACTGGCGCTTTCCACCTATGGCAACCGCCTGCCGCAGCTCAGCTTCGAGGTGTTCCGACCACTGGCCGATCCCGACACGGCCGAAGGGCTGGTGAAAGCGGTGACGATGATCCCCGCTTCCGGCGAGTTCACCTATGCGACCGAAGCCGTGCGCAAGACGGTCGGGGCATCCACCACGGTGTTCGGCCAGACCACGGGCGGCACCACCTCGGCCGAGAACCTGAACGCGCTCCCGGATGAGGCTGACATCGTCGTAGCCCTCGACCGGCTGCAGGCCATGGCCCCGGCCGTCGAAAGCGTCAGCCTGGTCGTCGCCTGGTTCGGCAACGATCTGCGCGCGGGCAACTGCACGATCAAGCCGGGCGTGGAGGTGGCGACCAAGATCACCAGCCCCAAGACCTGGACGGTCAACGGCGTGGCACGGGCCAATGCGCATCTGGTCAGCCGTGATGCCGAGGATCGTCCGGTCTATGGCGGCACGCCTTCGGATTTCGCGGTGGTGCAGGCCATCCGCGAGATGAAGGCGCGCGGCCTGCGCGTCACCTTCTATCCCTTCCTGCTGATGGACGTCCCGCCCGGCAACACGCTGCCGAACCCCTACAGCGCAAATGCCGCCACGCCGGGCCAGCCTTCCTTCCCCTGGCGGGGCCGGATCACCTGTTCCCCGGCGGCAGGCTTTGCGGGGACGGCAGACAAGACCGCCGCCGCTGCAACGCAGGTTTCCAGCTTCTTCGGCGCGGCGACCCCAGCGCAGTTCGCAGTATCGGGCGACAACGTGAACTGGACCGGCCCTGCGGGTGACTGGGGCCTGAGGCGCATGATCCTGCACTACGCCCATCTCTGCGCGGTGGCGGGCGGCGTCGATGCCTTCCTGATCGGGACCGAGATGCGGGGGCTGACGACGATCCGCTCCAGCACCAGCGCCTATCCGGCCGTCACCGCTTTCAAGGCGCTGGCGGCGGACGTGAAGTCGATCCTCGGGCCGGGGACCAAGGTGGGCTACGCCTCGGACTGGTCGGAGTATTTTGGGCATCAACCGGGCGAAGGCAGCGGCGATGTCTATTTCCACCTCGACCCGCTCTGGTCGGATGCCAACATCGATTTCATCGGCATCGACAACTACATGCCGCTCTCCGACTGGCGCGACGGCTTCGACCATGCAGATGCCCTTCAAGGCTGGCCCGCGATCCATGACCGGGGATACCTGCAGGCCAACATCGCGGGTGGCGAGGGCTTCGACTGGTTCTATGCCAGCGCCGCCGACCGGTCGGCCCAGATCCGGACGCCGATCACCGATGGCGCTGCAAGCAAGCCCTGGGTCTTCCGCTACAAGGATCTGCGCGCCTGGTGGTCGAACCCGCATTTCAACCGTCCGGGCGGCGTCGAGAGCGGCACACCGACTTCATGGGTGCCGCAATCGAAGCCCGTCTGGTTCACGGAACTCGGCTGCCCCGCCATCGACCGGGGCACGAACCAGCCCAATGTCTTCTTCGACCCGAAGTCGTCCGAGAGCTTCACCCCGTATTTCTCGCGCGGCTGGCGCGACGACGCCATCCAGCGTGCCTATCTGGAGGCCAGCTACCTCTGGTGGGGCCAAGGGGCGAACAACCCGACGTCGTCGGTCTACGGCGGTCGGATGGTTCATGTCCCCGAATGCGCCGCCTGGACCTGGGATGCACGGCCCTATCCCTTCTTCCCCGAACTGACCGGCGTCTGGACGGACGGCCCGAACTGGCGGTTGGGCCACTGGTTGACCGGACGGCTGGGGGCGGTCTCGCTGGCGGCCCTCGTGCGCCACCTCTGCCTGCGCGCCGGGATGCCGGAGGCGCTGATCGACGTCTCCGGCCTCTGGGGTGCAGTGGAGGGCTATGCCATCACCGCACTGGAAGCGCCGCGCGCCTCGATCAGCACGCTGGCCCGGCATTTCGGCTTTGATGCCATCGAGACCGAAGGCATGATCCGCTTTGTCATGCGCGGTCGGGCGTCCGTTCTGACCTTGGCGCACGATGACCTCGTGGCCTCCCGCGAGGGCGAGGCGCTGGAACTGGTCCGCGCGCAGGAAACCGAACTGCCGCAGGCGCTGAAGTGGCAGGTGGCGCGCGCCGACGAGGACTATGACGCTGCCCTTGTCGAAGCCCGCCGCATCACCGTCGACACCACCCGTATCGCCTCGGAAAGCTTCCCGATGGCGATCCCGCCCGAGGAGGCCGAACGCCGCTGCCGCCGCGCGCTGATGGAAGCGTGGATCGGCCGCGAAAGCGCCACCTTCCGGCTACCGCCTTCGCGGCTGGCGCTGGACCCCGCCGACGTGATCCGGCTTGTGCATGACGGTCGCGACATCGAGTTGCGGCTGGTATCCATCGCCGATTCCGATGGGCGGGGCGTCGAGGCCGTCCGCCAGGACCGCGCCGCCTATGACCTGCCACCAGGCGATCCGCGCACCGTGACGCTGACCCGGGCCGTGGTATTCGGCGCGCCGGATGTGGTGTTGCTCGACCTGCCGCAACTGTCCGAGGACCAGCCCGCGCACCGGCCGATGGTCGCGGCCCATGCCGTTCCTTGGCCGGGCGAGATGGCGGTGTTCCGCAGCCCGGGGTCGGATGGCTTTGCCTTGCTGACCACCTTCGGCAGCCGCGCTCGGATCGGCACGCTGGTGTCGGATTTCTATCCGGGCCCGACCTCTCGCTTCGATCTCGGCAATGCGCTGGTCGTGGATATGGTCTCAGGCACGCTGGAAAGCGTCACCGACCTGACCCTGTTCGGCGGCGCCAATGCGTTGGCAGTGGAGGCAGCACCGGGCAAATGGGAGATCGTGCAGGCGGGTGTCGCCGAACTGATCGCCACTGGGCGCTATCGCCTGACCCGCCTCCTGCGCGGCCAGCGCGGCACCGAAGCCGCAATCGGCAATCCCACCCCGGCTGGGGCACGGGTGGTGATACTGGACACAGCGCTGGCTCCGCTCCCGATCGCCGAGGCCGATCTCGGTCTGCCATGGAACTGGCGCATCGGCCCCGCGGCGCGATCCGTCAGTGACGCCAGCTACACCCCGCTGGCCTTCACGCCAGCCGGTCGCGGCCTCGTGCCCTTCGCCCCGGTCCATGTCGCACAACCGTGGCGGACAGCGCGCAGCCCGGGCGATCTGACGATCCGCTGGACGCGCCGGTCGCGTGCGTTGGTGGCCGATGCCTGGGAACAGGTCGAGGTGCCGCTAGCCGAAGATCTGGAAAGCTACGACGTCCAGATCCTCGACGGGGCAGCGGTCAAGCGGACGCTGACCAGCAGCACGACCTCCGTCCTCTACACCGCTGCCCAGCAGACCGCCGACTGGGGCGCGCTGCTCGGCCCCGGTCAGACACTGGCAATCCGCATCTACCAGCTCTCGAACCGCCTCGGTCGCGGCGATCCCGCAGTCGTCACACTTCAATTCTGAAGGCCCCACATGTCCGACACCTCCACGCATCTTGGCCTGCCATACCTTCTGGCGGCCCAAGCCCAGAAGCATGTCACCCACAACGAGGCCCTGCGCCTGCTCGATGCCATGGTGCAACTGTCGGTCCTCGACCGCACGCGCACCACGCCGCCCGCCAGCCCCGCCGATGGCGATCGGCACCTCGTAGCTTCTGGGGCGACCGGGATATGGGCCGGGTGGGATCTGAACGTGGCCTTCTGGGTCGATGGCTCCTGGCTGCGCCTGGTACCGCGCCAAGGCTGGCTGGTCTGGATCGCGGCCGAGCAGGTCTTTGTCGTCTGGAATGGAAGTGCCTGGGACCCAGTTGGCGTGCCGCAGGATGTCTCTGACGCGATCTTCAGCCTCGTCAACGACGCCGATCCGACGAAGATGGCGCTGTTTTCGCTGTCGGGGATCACCACCGGCACGACCCGGACCTTCACACTGCCCAACACCTCCAGCGAGTTGGCGATCCTTGCAGGCACCCAGACCTTCACGGGCAACAAGACCTTCTCCGGCACGCTGACCGCCTCGGGCACCGTTACGGTTTCGGCGGCCTCAGCCAGCATCGGCACAGCGACGACGACCGCCACCTACGGCATGGGCACCGGGGCGACGACCACCGGCGTCACCAAGACCGTGAACCTCGGCACCGGTGGCGCATCCGGATCGACCACCGTCGTCAACATCGGCTCGGCCACGGCAGGGGCCGGGGGCACCACGGTGGTGAACACGCCCACCGTGACTTTCGCCAATGCGGTGACGCAGGTCGGCATGCCCCAGGCCAACCTGACCGCGCAGCTTCTCGGCCTCGGCGGGGCGACAGCCGACAGCTACAATCGCGTGTCGGTCAATACCTCGGCACTGCTGTTCAACAATGCAGGCGCAGGCATCGAGGCCACCGTCAACAAGGCGGCCGCCGGAAACGACGCGGCATTCGCCTTCAAGACCGGGTTTTCGGCACGGGCGCTGATCGGCCTCTTGGGCAATGACGACTTCAGCTTCAAGGTCAGCCCGGATGGGTCGGCCTTCTTCGATGCCATCAAGGTGGACCGGACCAATGGCCAGGTGGAACTGCCGCAACCCACCATCCTGCCGGGGCTCAGCGCCGCTCCATCCCCTCCGCCCAGCGGCAAGGCGGCCGTATATGCGCGCAATCGGGCGGGGGCCCCTTGGATCGACGTCATGCGCCCCTCCGGCCGGGACTTCCCGCTTCAACCCCACTTCGGGGTCAACCGGATTGCCAACTGGTCGCCCTCGGTCACAACAACGATCACAACAGAAGGCCTGCCGATCACCTCGGTCGGCACCGTTTCGCACCCAACGCTGGCTGCAACGAACCTGGCCGCCAGCATGCGCCGCTGGCGGCTGACCTCGGCGGCGGTGGTGGATTCTGCGGCCGAGCAGCGTTCTGCCGGTTGGGCCTGCTGGCGTGGCAATGCGGCGGGATTGGGCGGCTGGACCTTCGTCACGCGGATTTCGCTCACGACGCTGCAGGCGACCGGCATGGCATTCTTTGGCCTCTATGGATCGACCGCCGCGCTGGCCACCACTCTGACGCTGGCCGCAGCCATCAACTGCATCGGGATCGGCTTCCAGCGCGGCACCCACACCCGCTGGCAGCTGGTCGCAAACGACGGCACCGGCGCGCCGACGCTGACCGACATGGGGGCGAGTTTCGCCGTCGCAACGGGGGGCGTGCTGACGCTGTTCATCGCGGCACCGCCCAATGGCAGCTCGGTCTGGGCGCGGGTGGTCGACGAGGTTTCCGGCGCGGTGTTCGAGCAGGAGGTCACCGCCGACCTGCCAGCGGCCACGCAGTTCCTGTCACCGCGCCTCTTCCTCAACACCGGCGCGACCGCCGCCGCCGTCGCCTACGACTGCGCGGGGGTCTATGTCGAGACGGATTTCTGATCTGT